ACGAGAGGGACCCTCAAGACTTCAGATTGGGGTCCCAGCTTTTACGCTCCCATAGATTATTAGTAGATCGCTGGATTCTCAATCCAGAGAGCCGGGGGCAGTACCCGGTGGGAGCACCAAATATGTCCCTGTGGGCCAACTGAAAGGTCACCCGCCTTCTAAGCGGGATTATGCGAGTTTGAGTCTCGCCGGGGACACCAAAGTATATTATGAGATTGACAGAAATCAAGCGCGAATTCAGAGGTTCAAACTGGAATGAAAGAATAAACGCCGCTGTAGCCTAGTGTACAGGCACCTGCCTCCTAAGCGGGATAACGTGGGTTAGATTCCCACCAGTGGCACCACATAACCTCCCTGTGATGGCAATTGGACGCCGACCGCGCTTCGAACGCGGGATTATGTAGGTTCGAATCCTATCAGGGAGACCATTACAGACCCTTAGTACATTAGCAGTATCCCGCCCCGACACGGCGGAGAGGACAGGGCAGAACTGTCAGGGTCTACCATATCGGACCGTAAACTTTAACTAGATGAGTGCCTGGCTTAAGCCAGGAAAACGAGGCGCGCTTCCTCGGCGGTCCGGCCAATCAATTCGCCAGTTTCGTGATACTGAGTGCCACAGATCGTAGTGCAGGTCCACCAGCCAATGTTGTCGCCGCCCGTAACCCCGTTGACCCCGAGGTATTGTTAATTGCCTGAACCAACTCAATATAGTCATTGGCATTTAACCGTGTCGTGGCGCGCAATGTCATAGGGTACCCCAAGGTTGGTTTGGTAATTGTGGTGCGCGTTGCGGTGCCAATAATATTCACATTATTTTTCCGTAACCAACAGTCGGCAAAGCGTCCGTTCCCCCCGCCACCTGTGCGTAGGTAATTCCCTGTTGCAACAATATGATACCATCCATTTGAGAGTACTGAGACACGAGAATTGGCGAGAGCATGGGCTGCACCAATCAAGAGGTCATTGGAATTGAATGTGACGATATACGCAGAAGTATTGGTGGGCACCTGATCGATGGTGCTAGACACTTGTGCTGTTGAGAGGGCGAACAACGAGGCACCGTTTGCTAAGATGACCACGGCGCCATTGTCATGTTTACAATAGAGGAGTTGGTCGCCAGCGTTGAGTGCAAGCTCCCCGTTCGCTAACACGACTGGTGTATTTCCAGGATTTGTAGAGTGTTTGACTTTAACGATCATGAAAAATTAGAATGTACCGCCATCAATGTCGGTGACCGCGAAGGTGATTCTATCATTCGCTTGATCAGTCGTGATGTTGATACTTTCTCCCGCAACCAAGGTTAGAGTGTCCGTATTAGAATCAGCCACAACATTGTTCTGGCCCGCGACATTGAAGATTGAGAATGTGTTTTGTTGCGACCCACTGGCAGCAATAGTGATAATAGAATTCTGGGCATCTGTGTTGATAATAATACCAACCCCAGCTTGCAATGTCAGGGTATCATTATTGGAATCCGCTGTAATATTAGACTGTCCTGCTACGTTGATGGTCGAAAAGGAGAGATTTGCGGCTGCGTTGGCTTTGTCGAATGCTCCATTGGCACGGAGCCGCGCATAATCATCGACCCCAAGCTGTGCGCCATTGGCAAGCTGAAGGATGGAACCGTTCGCATGTTTGTAATAGAGAATTTGATCGGCAAAATTGATTGCCAACTCACCATTTGCCAAGGTGACAGGAGCGTTGCCTGTATTGCCTGAATTTTTGATCTGAATTTGCATTAGAAGGTTCCTCCGTTTACGGACGTGATGGTTGCGTTGGCACCTGAGAATATAGTGCCGCCTTGTGTTACGCCGTCTGAAATTCTGAGGATACCGTCAAAGGGATCATAGAACAACTCACCATAGCTTCCAATGAAGCTGAGGGCGCTTGAACCGCCTAACTTTTCCACATATGGTCGGTAAATGACATTTGACATGATTTCCTCAAAGTATAATACTATTTATGGTTAATGTGAGCCCACTCCCACCCCCCACTAATACTATACAATCAATGAGTTATAGGACTTGACAACGTGCCTAGACTCTGTTATACTTATAACATGATGAGAACACACATAGTGAATATGGTTTTCGGTTCCCACCTCTACGGCACGTCAAGCCCTTTGTCCGATAAGGACTACAAGGGCGTCTTTGTGCCTACCACCGACGAAATGCTATTGGGAAGATTCCCTAAGTCTATCAATGAGTCCACGAAACTAAACTCAGGCGAAAAGAACACCGCCGCTGACACAGATAAGGAAACGTATTCCCTTCACTACTTCTTGGAATTGGCCAGGAAGGGTGAGACTGTGGCACTTGATATGCTTCATGCTCCAAAATCAGCGTGGGTGTCGCATAGCTGGCATTGGGAATATCTTGTTGCCAACAGACAAAAATTCTACACCAAAAACCTTTCATCCTTGGTTGGTTATGCGCGGAAGCAATCGGCAAAGTATGGGGTGAAGGGAAGTAGACTTGCGGAAGCTAAGACTGTGTTGTCGCTTCTTGAAGCTACATTCTCAGGGGTCAAGGTGTCTGATATTGTGACACTTCTTCCTGTGGGTGAGCATTGTGGTATGATGACTGGGAATGGGGTCACGTTCTATCAAGTGTGTGGAAAGAAATTGACTCTCAATGCCCTTGCTTCTCACTATGTCCCTATGATGGAAAAGTTTGTCAAGGAATATGGGGATCGGGCGAAGCAAGCAGAGGCGAACATGGGTGTGGACTGGAAAGCTGTGAGCCATGCTTTTCGTGCCGCCTATCAAGTTCGTGCGATCTTGCGAGATGGGGATTTCACCTATCCATTATCTGAGACTGAGTTTATTCGTGCGGTGAAGTCGGGTACGCTGAACTTCAAGACTGAAGTGGGACCTAAGCTTGATGAACTGATGGATGAAGTTGAAAAACTATCCTCAGAATCAACTCTTCCCGAAGAAGTGAGTGGTGAGTTTGTTGATGCGGTGCTGTTGCACCTTGTAAAGAATACGGAGTTATAAAATGAGAGAGAAGAAATTTCCTACGTTGTATGGTTTGTCCTCAAGTGGCGTGGTCAAGTCTTGGAAGATTTGGGTCGCCGAATTTCCTCTGGATACGGCGATTTTTGTCGAACATGGTCAGTTGGATGGCAAGAAACAATTGTCGCCTGAGAAGATCCGTGAGGGAAAGAACCTCGGCAAGGCGAATGAAACCTCGCACTTCGAACAGGCTTGCCTTGAGGCAGAATCGAAGTGGAAGAAGAAGCATGACGCAAACTACACCGAGAATAAGCCAGAAACTCAGGAAGCCGCAGCGTCTTCTCCAAAGCTGTTGCCGATGTTGGCGCAGAAGTACAAGGAACGCAAGCATAAGATTGTCTGGCCTGCGTTTGGGCAACCTAAGCTGAACGGTGTTCGCTGTCTCGTGGAACGGAAGAATGGGAAGATCACTTACTGGTCAAGGAAAGCCAAGCAGTATAAGAATTTCAATCTGTTCATGGATCAAGAATTCCTGAGTTTCATGAAGGATGGTGATATCCTTGACGGTGAGATGTACAATCACGGAGATATCACATTCCAAGAATTGATGTCACTGATCAAGGATGAAAAGACTCCTGATATCGAAAAACTGAAGCGCTATGTGTCTTTTAATTGCTATGATTGTCCTAGTGTGCCGGGTGGGTTCAACACACGTTTCATGAACTGGCCAGCCCCGCTCAACCTACAGTATTTCGCAAAGGTGGTGTCCTACAAGTTGAATGATGAACTTGAGATGCTGGCCCTTCACAAGAGAGTGACCGAGCAAAATTATGAAGGCACAATGGTGCGGTCAGGTGGAGATGAAGCATACAATTTCCAGTATCGTGACAATCAATTGCAGAAGTACAAGGATTTCTTAGATGATGAATTCAAGATCGTGGGCTGCAAAGAAGGCACAGGGAAGGATGAAGGTAAGGCGATTTTCCGCTGCATAATTAAGAGTGGAAAGGAATTCGATGTTCGTTGTAAGGGTGCCGATGAAGTCAGAATCGAGCAATGGCAGAATCGGAAGTCCTACATGGGTAAGGAATTGACGGTTCGCTATCAGACTCTCAGCGATGATGGAATTCCAATTTTCCCCGTTGGTATCACTGTGCGAGACTATGAATAGGAGCTATGATATGCAAGAGTCAATTTCTGATTTGGATTTAAAGCTTGAATGGAGTCGAACTGGGGAAGATCTGAGGGTCACCAATAAGGGTAAGGTTCTTTATAGTAGTGTGAGTGGTCTGGTGTCCCCCTCTCTTTCACCGAGACAAGTCAGGTGGATTACAGAGGACTATGAGAGGAAGAGAAAGCAGTATGCTTACTAAAAGTTACTTCCCCATTCCCTTTGACCGATGGTATACCGAGAATCTGCCTGATATTCGTCGTGAGTTTAGCAAAGATGGTCTGGATAAATTGAGGAATAGTCCAGAAAAGTTTGCTGCCTTGTTATACACTCTCAGGGTGGAGCACGATCAGAAGCGATGGACCAATTACTTGCAGTTTGTTGAGGATAATTATGTCGTATAACATCTTACAGTCGGGGCATACTCCAATCAAGGTCTGGGCGCCCCTTCACGAAGTCGAGTCGGGAGCTATCTCTCAGTTACACAACGCCGCTTCGTTGCCATTCATCTTCAAGCACGGTATGGCAGTTATGCCCGACGTGCACCAGGGCTACGGTGTCACTGTAGGTTCCGTTATGCCTACGGTCAAGTCTATTGTGCCTGGTGGTGTGGGGGTCGACATTGGCTGTGGAATGGGTGCTAAGAGGATGCCGTTCAAGTCAAATCGTTTGCCTGATAACTTGCGGGGTTTGTACGATGCAATCTGCAAGGCCGTGCCTGTGGGTCAAGGTATGCATTCCTATGACTCAGCCGTAAGACATGATCTAACCATTGATGAAGGCTACAAGACCCTTCCTGAAGCCTTACAAGACGATCCTGGACGTGTCTGGAAGCAGGTAGGAACGCTCGGTGGTGGAAACCACTTCATCGAAATTTGTCTCGATACCGAAGACAATGTGTGGGTGATGTTACATTCTGGTTCGCGCGGTATCGGAAACAGGATTGGTAACTACTACATCGACGAAGCCAAGAAGATCATGGACATTCAGGAAATCAAGTTGCGGGACCCCGATCTTGCTTACTTGACTGAAGGGACCACGATATTTGATGACTACTGGCGCGACTTGCAGTGGGCCCAGCACTATGCACTCAAGAACCGCGAAGTGATGATGTCATTAGTCATGTCCTGTATCTCTGAAGTGATTTTCGGTGACAAGCGAACTGTGGTGTCTCCTACGTTCTCAGTGAACTGTCACCACAACTATGCAGAGCGCGAAGATCACTTTGGTGAAAACATCATTGTGACCCGTAAGGGAGCGGTGCGAGCACGAGTGGGTGACTATGGTATCATCCCTGGGTCGATGGGTACCCGCTCATATATCGTAGAAGGATTGGGAAACGTGGATTCCTATTGTTCGTGTTCACATGGCGCAGGTCGTGTGTTGTCACGAGGAAAGGCAAAGAAGAAGTTTACCTTAGCGGACATCGAATCACAGACCGCGGGTATCATGTGTCGAAAGGATGAAGGTATCCTTGACGAATTGCCAGGCGCCTATAAGCCCATCGACCAGGTGATGGAGCACCAAAAGGACTTGGTAAAGGTGTTTGCTACACTCAAGCAAGTCTTGTGTGTGAAGGGATGATCAATCCACGAACAGTTGCAGAGGAAGTTACCAGGGGCCATTTCTACTCGATGACTCCTGGTACTCCTGCCCCCTTGCCCATGAGGTGCCAGAGGGCATCTGTAATTGTGAATTGTAAGAGGTGATAGAGAGGTCCCGCAAGGTGCTTGAGCGAATCTATAAGGCTGGGTTGTGTTGTGAACCCATAAAGGAACATCATGGAACCGTTTAGTGAAGGCATACTTGAAGGCATACTGATAGGATTGATAGTGGGCATGATAACTATCATGCTCATATGGAATTGATAGTGGGCATGATAACTATCATGCTCATATGGAACAGATAGTCATGTGGCATATTGTAGTCATAAGGATGATGAAGTGATCCACCGATCTGATATTTGTGCTTGCTTTTTCTGTGTGTCTGTGTTATGCTGTTGCTAAATAGCAGTATCACTGGAAAGGGTACGATGAAAATCAAACGACAAACTACAGATTCGCGAGTCAAAGCACTTCTCTCCAAAGATGAGCCTACCTACGGGTTCATGGAATTGTCAGGGACAGAATTGACCCTGGCACTCAATTGGTATTCTCAGAACAAAGAGAAGGAAACTGCATTCAAGTATATGGCAGAGTACTGTAAGGCTAAGGGAATTTCTGCCAAGACAGAACAGATCGAACAAACAGTCAGTACAGTTGGATTTGTGTGTAGGATGATCACCCGCGGTGCAATACTTGATAGCAAATCCCTCAAATGGCTTGCTGAACATCTGAAGGCCATGACCCTCATTCCTGTCGAGTATAATGCTCCAGTCGCGGTAGCCCCAGTCAAGGTCGTCTCCATTCAGGATCGTATCAAGGCAAAATCCAGTGAAAGCATCGGTCTCCTGGAAGGATTGGTTGACGAGTTTATCCTGTCAGATTTCAAAAAGATCCCCAATATTCTGCAACGCATGAGAGACAGTGAAGTGAAGGCATCTCATGGCCCCCATATTGTCAACTTCTTCAAGAAGTATCGTGACGAGATCAGACTAGCACTCGCGAAGACTGACAGCCAGATTTCAGAAGGCTATAGCAATTATAGCACTCATGAATTGAGGAAGATGGATAGTCTCTACGACCAGATCATCTCAGATACACTCTCCATCATGGGCGAAGCGAATGTCGAAAAGTCACCCCGAAAAAAGAAAATCAAGTCTCCTGAAAAGCAAGTCCATTCCCTGAAGTATTGTGTGGAAGATACCGCACTCAAGATCAAGTCCATTCCCCCCACTCGCATGATTGGTGCAGAGGGTGTCTGGGTCTACAATCGAAAGAACAGAATGCTGTCATGTTATATGGCCGACGATGCATCGGGGTTGGGAGTAAAAGGTTGTGCGTTTCAGAATACCTCCAAGACAAAATGCCAATCAAAGAAGCTTCGCAAGCCCGAAGAGACGCTAGCTAAGGTGATGACTGGTGGGAAGGTTGCACTGAAGAATTTGTTTGAAAGCCTTTCAACCAAGGATGCCAAGCCAACAGGACGAACCAACAAAGAAACCCTATTGCTACGAGTAATCGTATAGAATCAAATTGAAAGTGACTATATTATGATCATTGTGGACTTTTCACAGATATCTTACGCTTGCATCCTCGATCACCTCGCTTCTACCAAGACAGTGAGCCCAGACATCAAACTGGTGCGATACATCATTTTGAATTCTCTCAGGTCACATGTCAAGAGATTCAAAGCTGAGTATGGCGAAGTGGTCATTGCGTTTGATGATAAGTCCTATTGGCGAACAGACTACTTCCCCCACTATAAAGCCAACCGCAAAAAGAGCCGAGCGAAATCCCCCTTCGATTGGAATTCAATCTTCCTCTGTATGGATGCATTGAAGAAAGAACTTCGCGAAAATCTCATGTACAAAATCATTCAGGTTGACAAATGTGAGGCGGACGATATCATTGGACTCTTGACACAGGTGAATGCCCCTAGTCAGAAGATTATGATTGTGTCGGGGGACAAGGACTTCAATCAACTCCAAACCAACTCCAATGTGCGCCAATATTCCCCATTGCTCAAGAAACAGATCATTGAGCAGTTTCCTCAAGCCTCACTTCGTCAATTGATTATCCGCGGTGACACGAGTGATGGGGTACCCAACATCCTCTCACCGGATGATGTCTTCGTGAGTGGGGGCCGACAGAGGCCCATCATGGAGAAGAAGATTATTACATGGATAAATACACCTGTTGAGATGTTTTGCACAAACGAAGAAATGCTCAGGAACTTCAGACGCAACGAGAAGTTGATTGATTTGAGGCAGATTCCTGCCGATATCAATACCAAGATTGCAGAGGCTTACGAGGGTGCCACCGCACATAGTCGTGGACATTTCTTGAAGTACCTCATTACCTCTGGATTGCGTGAACTGACATCTTCGGTATCGGATTTCTAACCAATGAGGTGACTATGAATTACTCAAGTGTTTTGTTCAATGAGATTTTCGCTGAATTTGATCTATGTAAGAATCGCGAAACCCGCCTGGCCGTCCTGCAAAAGTACGGGCGGAATATCTGGTTCAAGGAATTCTTGAACTACGCATTCAATCCAAAGATCCAATTCGACATCTCTCAAATTCCTAACTACAAGCCAGCCGTCGAGCCAGCAGGGGTCTGCTATTCAAACCTCAGCAATGAGATGCGTAGGTTATATATCTTCATCGTCGGACACCCAAAGCGTACTGTCAAATTGCCAGCAGTGAAGGAAGCACGAATCCTCAATGCCTTACTCGGCGCAATCCACAAGGAAGAAGCCGAATTATTGGTCAAGTGTTTCAAGAAGGACCTGGAAATTCGCTACCTCACCGCACGACTCGTGAAAGAAGCTTTCCCTGGTCTTCCATTTGAATTGCCAGAACAGGTGGTTCAAAAGGATGAAGAAGTGAAGACGATCAAAAAGGATGAAGAAGTGAAGACGATCAAGAAGGATGAAGAAGTGAAGACGATCAAGATCAAAATCAAAACAACGGGCGCAACCGTAAAGGTGTAACTATGGACACAGTTGAAGTGAAATTGTTAGTTGCTGATGATGGTACGCTGATCCTCAAGTACCCAAAGACTGAACCTCTTTGGAATATGGAAGGATACTATTTCCTTTCGTCGATGCCTGGATTCAATGGAGCTATGGCGAAGTTGAGTGATGAGCAGGTGGCAGAATACGGACTCGATTCAAAATGAAATCCTTTGCTGTAATCACCCCAACAATCGGCTCATTTCATCTGAGGCAGAATATCCTCTCGCTTCGTGGTCAAAACTGTACACACTATATTGTGGTGGATGGGAAGGAATACTTAGCAGAGGTAAATAAGATTCTCCTGGGTGTCGGTCTAACAGAGCAGGAGAAGATTATCTCCTTGGAACACAACATCGGTAAGGGGTGGTATGGACATCGGGTCTATGCGGCAGCATCGTTTCTGGTGAATGAAGATGTGCTATGTTACCTTGATGAAGATAACTATGTACAACCCAATTTTATCAATGGGTTCCAAGAGGTCTTCGAAGATCCTAAATATGCATGGGCATACACGCTCAGGAACATCATCGGACCAAAGGGGCAGTATATTGGCCAGGATAATTGTGAAAGTTTAGGACACTGGCCAGTCTCATTTAGTGCTGACAGGAGAGAGCATATCGACACGGGTTGCTTTGCTGTGCCGCGGGATCTTGCTGTAAGGGTAGGTCATGCTTGGTACGCACAATGGGGTGCAGATCGACAATTCTTTGCCGCACTGAAAGCAGTCGCACCAGAATTTGGATGCACCACACAGCACACACTGAATTATAGAATGGGCAGTGAGACAAATCGTGCAACGGTAGATATGTTTATAGATGGGAACAAACTCTCCGAACAAGCTTATGTAAGCGAAAGGTATTACCCTTGGCACGAACAAAGAAGCCCGAAAAAGCAACTCCCGACCCAGTGGACGTATCAAACCACACAGGCGAGACAACCATAATTCTACAAGAGCCCATGGCTGATGCAGATGTGGTTGGCCAAGGATTGTTGGGCCATCACACACATTTTCTTACAGGAGAAATCAGCTACGAGAATACCAACAGAGCGATTCAGTGGATTGTGTTTGAACACACGGCCGCAGATAGGCCTGATCATCTCACGATCTATATCAATTCGGGAGGAGGTGACTTGTACAACGCATTCGCCCTTGCAGACATCATGAAGTTGTCGAAGATCCCTGTGTACACAGTAGGCATCGGAAACATCATGTCAGCCGCCGCGTTGATTTTTGCTTGTGGTGCCCCAGGACGTAGATATATCGCTAAGCACACAGGTATTATGATGCATGAATTTTCTTCTGACATGGAAGGAAAAGAGCACGAACTCAAAGCAGGAATGGTCGAACTGGGTTATTGCAGGGCCCGTGTCAACGATTTGTTGACCTCGCATTGTGGTATCACTGAGAAGAAGATCAAGCAGAAGTTGTTACAACCTTCCGACGTGTGGCTAACTGCGGAGGAGGCAATCAAGTACAGACTAGCCGATCAAATACTCACCCAAATCCTTTAGGAGGATACAATGTTTCAGTCGAGACAGATAGAGAAGCCCACGACCAAGACGAAATTCCGCAAGCAGCCAGAAGAAGAGATTACTGCCAAGCAGAGAAAAAAGCAGCAACAAAAGCAGATGTCACAGAAACGCAGCTTTGATATGTGGGAGGATGAAAATGAGTAGCGATGAAGCTTTCGAAGCAATGATTCGTAATGCCAAGGACGAGCTGAAAGATGCAGAGTCTGGCGTGAAGCATAAGCGGGAGTGGTTGCGGGGCTTGGAAGATGAATACGCCCAGTCCAAGCGTCGAAAAGTCTCTGAAGAACACAAGGACACCCGGACCCTTCTCAATGACTAATCCAGGAGTGTTGGTTGTGGATTGCAGGGGGCTTGAATGCCCCATGCCCATCCTACAAGTTCGCCTTGCCTTGAATGTCTCCAAGAAGGATGACATTCTAATCGTGTATGCTGATGACTCCACTTTTGAGAGTGAATTTGCCCGATTCTGCTACCTCGCGGACATCAAACTCCTCAATAAACACCACCGTGATACCTTCCAAGAGTATGAAGTTCAAGTTATCAAATAAATC